TCCACTACACCAGTGAATTTCGCGCTCTCGTCGACTCGAAGCTTGCTGAAATGCAGGAATATGATTGGCACCAATGCGATACAGATGCCCGTTTTGTGGGATACCTGAAGGATGAAACCATCAGCCCCGCAAAAGCACAGGAAGTCCGAACGCGTATGATCTTTGCAAACGACCTAGTCGCCTGCACTGCCTTTCGTATGCACTTCGGAGCTGTCCTCACTGCGTTCAACAACTCGCACTCCACCACCCCCTTAGCTATTGGAATGAACCAGTATAGTTATGACATGCAATCCGTCTATAACTATCTGAGCCCTGTAGGAACCCGCTTCATTGCTGGTGACTACAAGAGTTTTGATAAGCGCATGCACCCTCTCTTTAGATTCTACGCCTATCAAATTATCTTCCATCTAGCTCGACTTTGTGGCGTCCCCTACAAAGTCATGGTATACCTCTACGTGCACGAGGTCAATGCCTTCGCTCAAGTCTTAAATGTGATGTTCCGTACCAACGGTAATCACTTTAGCGGTAACTTCTGGACTACCATCCTGAACTGTCTCGTCAACGAATTGTACTTCCGCTACATCTTCAAAGTTCAATTCCCCCACCATCTCTACGACGAACATGTACGGGGTAAGTTTCTTGGCGATGACCACGTGCTGTGTGTTTCTGATGATTGCGTAAGCTTTCATCCAATCAGAATCGCAGAGCTCATGGCCACCATCGGTCAAACTTACACCTCCGCTAACAAGAATGAACCACTCACCGACCAGTTCATTTCTTTTGATAAAGTCACGTTCCTCGGTGCCCACCCTCGCATGCTACACGGATCTTGGACTGGCGCTATGAAGAAAGTCACTCTCTACGAGTGTATTCAATTCACGCGCGATTCCAACCTATCTCTTCAAGATACTGCCCTCCAAATGATACACTGTGCGTCTCAATGGGATCAAGCATTCTTCACCGAATACTCCCGTGAGATGACAGCCGCCTGCTCTCCCCACTTCGCTCTTGAATTCCCCTCGTGGAGAGAGTTAAGTCGAACAGTCGCC